TAGCATCAAAGGTAGTATTGGTTGAATCAAACTGTTCAAAGAATGAAACAGATGAACCGTCTATAGTTACAATTGGGGCTTCAACATAACCACCTCCACCACCTGTGACAATGATAGACTGTACTGAACCCATGGTACAGATGCCAGTTGTAGCAGCAGCTCCTGTTCCACCTCCTCCAGAGAATGTAATCCATGGTGCTTCTGTATATCCACAACCAGCATTTGTTAGAAGAACTGCGGCAACTCTACCATCTTTGCCACCAAAACATCCAGGATAATCAAACGTTATGGATGCGATACCAGTAGCTGTCACACCACCAGCTGGAGCTGACGAGAATGCAACTTGTGGAGGGGTAGAATAATTCTTACCCATATTGTTGATTGTCACAATCTGTACAGAACCAGCTGCACAGTATGAGGTGATACCAGTAGCAGCAGTACCTATTCCAGACGAAATAAGTGATAGTGTTTGGATATGGCCAAGTTGTTCAATTTCATCATCAATAAAGTCAATATCAGTATCAATTACCTCATCTTCGAGACGGAAGAGTTCACACTTCAATTCATAAACATAGTTCTTCTGTAACTGATAGAATGGTTGTTCGTGTTCAACATACTTAATCTCAAACAACCTGTCGCCCAATGGGAAGTAAATGATGTCTCCTTCCTTTGGTCTATTTGTAAGTTCTAAATTTGGAAGATCTTGTGTGAGAAGACCTATGTAATTTGAATATCTTTCTTGAGAAATGATTAAAGTGAGATCATCCTTTCCTTCTATACCAAACTTTGAGAGAATAGTTCCTTGACCACCATATCCCTCATAGTTGTCAACATATGCCTCAATAGGATAAGCATTGTTAAACTCTGATTGCACTACCTCCTTAATGACAGTATTAGTTGTCAGATAAGATCGAGGCATGTAATATACCTCAACTCCGTACATACGAAGCTGTTCGTTTATGAGGTCTTGAACTAAACTTTGTTCAGTTTGAGATCCGTTAAGAAAGAATGGATTTAGTGCCATAATGCATTATCCAATCAGATCCATTGGGGGAAGTTCATATGTATTCGACATTTTCTCCATAATCCTATCAAGGTCATTTTGACCATCTTCATATATCTGTCTACCATTAAACTCAATTCCACCAGGTAGTTTTACACCCTGGAACTTAATAAGATTCATACCCCATTGTCTCTTGATGAGAGCAGTCAAATATGGTTTGAGGAATGAGTCGTTCCATACCCTTGAATAATCATTGGGATCCATTGCTCTAAAACAATCGATAATGATGAAGTCACCTGCCTTCAGAGTATCAAAACTCACATCAAGATACAACCTATCTTGTCTCTGGTTGAATCGAATCTGTTTGTGAGTATTGGTGAGAAAGTTGATTGTCTCCAAGTATGTCATTGCCATCGAGTATGACAATAGATCAAGGTTACCCCAGTTGTAGATATCGTTGAGGAACAATTGATACTTAAAACTAAACATGTTGGAAGTGTTCAGTCCTTGAGCATCATCCCATTGGAATACCTTATTCACACCAATAATAGAAGGTGGAACTTGGAGATAGTTACTATTTTCGTAGTAGGTAAATGTGGTTGCAGTTCCTACAATATCAGTAGAGGCGGAAGTCGAAGAGATACCAGCAGTACCATTTTGAGATGGTGGAGCACCAGGAGGTCTTGCTCTACCTCTATTTACATCGTCTTCAGTTATCTGATACTTCAGGTATACCTGAGCAACACCATCAAAGTGTCTTTCTTGGAAGAATTGAATGGCATCATCGACCAAATCCTGTACCTGTTCTTCAGCAACGTTGACTTCTAATACAGGAGCCCCTAGTTGCCTCAAGCAATAGTCAATTAATTCTTGTCTAGAGGAGGGCTGAGCCATTTATAAAACTTCTATTTTTTCTATTTATTGTTGTTTAAGAGAGAGGATAACATATCCTTTATATCACCGATATCGGAAGATAGAGATTCGACTTTATCTTCCAAGTTTTTGATTTTCTCTTTATCGTCTAATAGTCTTTTTCTATTAGCGATATAATTCTGATATTCTTCATTGTTTTTATTAAGGATAGCGTTTGTTTCACTATCCCTATAAAAACCATCTTTTCCTTTTACTGGAATGTCCATTATGCGAATGACAATACTCTCAAGTTTTTAACGATTGGAACAATAGCATCATTGGTAGATGTTCCAACTAATTTGATTCTCAAACTCTTGAATGAGATCTTCTCATTAATAGTGAATTTATATTCTTTGAATGCTGAAATAGGAGGTGTTGGAGTTGATGTGTCTACCTTTGGAACATATACATCAGGTTTGCCATTGTTATTTGCAACATTGATAATTGCTCCAGATGCGTCCAAGTTATCAAAACCAGGGAATGGTGTGAAAATCACATCATCCAGAACTGCGTTTTGATCAACAGCGAAGAAGGCTCTAATGTCATTTTGTGTTGATACATATGCATCAAACATGACTTGTAAAGATGTCGCTGGATTTTCAAGAGTGATGTTTTTGGTCACATAGATGAATCTGTTAGGATCATCATTAATTGTATTGACTCTGGAATCAGTCGCGTAATTAGAAACAGGTTGATTGATTCTATTGCTGGTAAAGATAACAGAAGCATTGTCAACATCAATAGCAGGACTTACTCTATTGTCTCTTGTTGAGAAATCATGAACTGTTTGTAAGGATCTAGAACCAGTGAAAACGTCACCATTAAGAAGAAGATCTTCATTGACCTTAGATGCGACTATTCTTGGACTATCAAAGTAAACAGTTCTACCAAGAACAATATTCTTGTAACCCTTATCTACAAAAGAGGGTTCCACACCAGATACACTAGATCCACTGATTGTTCTAACAGAGTTTGAAAGAATAGTGGCTGGAGGTGTTATTGATGTGATCTTAGGAATGATCTGGGAGAATGGAACATTGTATGTGCCCTTCGCCTTAGGACCACCTGCCTGTGTATCAGTATTGAAGTAGAGTGCTGGGAAACCTTCTACATTACCAGGAGCTCTATTAACTGTATTAGTTGATGCTCCCATGTCAATTGACAGATTATAGGTATCTAGTGTGATTGGATCTGTTCCATCATAATCAGACAATTCATGTGTCTTGTTGATTCTGAGGAGTGATACACCATCCAATTCATACTTATAAACCAATTCACCAGATGCATGATTTGCTGGAATAGTATTATTGACACCCCTTGTAACACCAACCAAAGTGTTTCCATCAGTTGAGGTGTATGAGATGATCTCATCACCAATCAGAACATATCCAGGATTGGTATTGGCAACTCCAATATTTTCAAAAGTCCCAAGACTCGCATCTGCCGCATTATCCATTTGAATGAATGTTGTGGCTGTGTTACTAACATCACCTGCCAGAGTTGTAGGAGTTACATCAGATTTAATATCTGAGATGATGACTCTGTTTACATCAGAATACATCCCATGATTTCTCTGGAAGATCTTGATGTCATCTCCACTTACTGTTTCATCAATTGAAGTGATTTGTACAGAACCACCAATACTAGCATTGAGATCTGTAGTGATTCCAGAATTGTTAATGAACTGGAGGAACTTGGTTCCACTGACTTGGAAAGTACCCTGAACATCAGTCAATTGAAGTTCATTTTCTCCAAGAATAGAGGCAACTGACAGTTGCATTCCTGATCCAAGATTCTGACCACCTACAGAGATTGGTGAAAGGACATCACCAACAGTGTAACCTTGACCACCTGCACTGATTGTAGCTGCGATAGCCACACCGTCAGTGATTGTAATGTCTGCGGTTGCATTTCTACCTGTTCCAGTGACTGCTGTCAGTGCAACACCAGTGTAAGTGAATCCACCTGAGGCTGGAGTATATCCAACACCAGCGTTAGTGATAGACAGATCAGAGGTAGAAGAACCAGCAAGGGCTACCAGAGTACCTGTTCCATTTGAATCAGGTTGAATTATGGTGTTACCTCTTGTAAGATCAGCGTCAACCACTGTTGTACCAATACCAATATTGATAGATCTGGAATTGATAG